TTTATAAAGAAAGTGAGCGGTGAGCCCACATATTGGTATACCAATTACAAACAACGTTTTCATCGAAGCGGTTTCACAAAGAAATCGTTAATTGACCGTGGCGCGGATGCTAATTTGTCTGAATGGAGGATCATGCAGCAATCTAAATGGGATCGAGTTTGGGATTGTGGTCAGGATACCTGGATTTGGATTGCATAATTAAAATTTAACCACAAAAAGCCGCCCATTGCTGGGCGGCTTTTGTTTTTGAGGTATTAACTCGGTTAGATGAAGCTGATGTTGCTCATTGTGATTTCACCAACATAATCACCGGCATTACCCAGTGATGATGCTGTATTGGTTAGTTCCACATAACCATAACGTGTCATGAAGCTCACAACTGGTTCAAAGCTGCTGGGATCCAACACAACGCCACTGCTCATCAATGGGATGTATGGGCAGTAGAACGCAGCAGCATCGCTTTCGCTAGCACCCTTGTATCCTACCAGCACAGCAGTATTATCGCTAGCATAAGTGTCAACGTAAACCTTCATTGCACCGTTCAAAGTACCAACAAACTTGGTGTTAGTTGGGGCTTCGAAAGTACCTTCAGTTGTACGAGCAAATGCTGAAGTTGTTGCGCTCTGGAGCACAGTGAGAGCCTGTGGGCTCACAACTGCCCAGTTACCAGCACCACGGCGGGTGCGCTGAGCAATCTTGTTAGCAACGCGGTTGATCAACACAGCCAGGGCGGCATGTTCGTCACCAACAAATGTTGCAGTACCACTTACATTCAACTGGTTGAAAACTTCTTCAGTTGCAGCCAGGGCACGCAGGCTACCCAGGATTTCCTGATCGATTTCAGCAGTGATTTCCTGAGCCAGGGCTGCCATGATTTCGGCTTCCACGTCAATGCCGTGCATAGCCTGTGCATCCTGAGCAGCTTCAAATGTCCAACGTGCGCTCAGCTTGCGAGTCTTGGCTTCCACCATCTGCTTCAGGATCTGAACGTTCAGCTTGCTTCCAGCAACGCCTTCAAGTGCGCTGGTAGTAGCAGCCTTGCCAGTGGCAGTGCTGCCGCTGTAAGCAGTGGCAATCTTGAATGGGCTCAGTGCTTCGTCACCAGCAGTGGTGTCGGTGTCGAATGGAGCACTGGCTGTGCTGTTTACACTTTCAGCGTAGCGAACACGCAGAGTGTGGATCTGACCCACAGGGCCAGTCATGGGCTGGACGCCCACGATTTCATTAGCAATAACAGTGGGCATCACACGGCGGATGACTGGTAGAATCACGCGATTCAGCGTAGCGATGTTACCAGCAGCAGTTGCTCCAGTACCAGCAGTTTCCACCAAATACTTGCGAGTATTTTCCAGCACCACACTCATGTTGTTGCGGCGAGTTCCCTGCAAGCCTTCTAGCAGGGCGTCCTTGGTGTCATTCCAACGACCTTCCAATAAAATGTTACCCATTTTCTAATTCTCCTTAAGAATTTAACCCTGCCAGGCGTTTGATGTCGATAATGTTGTTCTTATCTTCATTGTTCTTGGCAGTCTTGTTGCCTGTGACTTCGGTCTTACCTTCAGTAATAACGGTCTTCTTGCCGGTTACTTTGTGGTCTTCATTTAGCACAGCAGGCAGATACTTGTCGAAAGCAGTGCGCAAATTGGCTGTTTTAACACTTTCCAAGAGTTCCTTCATCACGGTTTTCTTCTCACGGTTTAGTGGTGCCAACAGTTCATTCAACACTGTTTCACGTTCACGACGTTCATTGAGTGCGCGAATTTCTTTCATTTTGCTTTCCAGCACAGATTGCTTGTCAGCAACTATCTGTTCAGCTTTGGCTAGTTTTACGTCTTTCTGTTTGATAATTCCGTACAGTTTACGCAATTCAGCACTTTCGTTCAGTTGTGTATTGCTGAACTCACTAGCAAATGCTTCGAAAATTTTACGACCAAAGTTGTTTTGTTTGGCCTCTGTAATGTCTTCTCTGAGTTGTGACATTTCAGCCTTGAGGTGTTTGGTAACTGCTTCTTCAACAGCACGGCTGCTGCGAGAAACAAACTTCTTCTTGAGATCGTTCAACTGATTCTTGGCTTCAGCTACCAAACGCACCTTGGTTTCCACCACAGCACGCTTGTCCTGAGCAAATTCAGTGATTTCTTCAGCCAATGCCTGGAACACAAAGTTCTCCAACTTTGCTACAGCTTCCTGCATCTGCTTGCGATCTCGGCGGAATTCTGTAATTTCTTCAGCTAACTTATTGGTCAAAAACTGTTCAAATCGTGAACTTTTCTGTTTCATTTCGTTCACTACACGAACTCGGTGTTCAGCAATGGCCTTTTTGTCAGCTTGAAATTCAGCAATTTCAGCCTGAAGAGTTTCAGTTACCATCTTATCAAGAGCTTCAACCATCACGCTTTTATCGTGTTCATAACGGCCAGCAAATTCTTCACGAACTTCTGCACGAATGGCTTCACGTGCTTCATTCAGCTTGGCTTCCCAGGCTTCGTTGATTGCACTGCGAGTTTCTTCGTTTAATACACCGCTATCCAGCAATGGTTTTAGAGCTTCAAGCATGGTATTCTCCTACAATTTTAAATCTTGAATCAACTTTACTATTTCATTTTTGAAATACTTTTGTACTCTTGGGTCTTGCACTGATTCTTGTGCCATACCCCAAATCTTGTTTCCACCACGCATATTCATTAGGCTTTCATATATGGCTTTTGGGTATGCATGGGGAGCACTGGGTTGGGCTACTACGTCCACAGTAATGATTTCAAAATCACTAACATGACCGTTACTTTCGTTAACATTACCACTACCTCGACTACTAACACCCAACTTTACGCCTGACTCTGTCATGGTTTTTACTAAATTTCCCATGGGAGTTGGCAAAATCTTTAATTTACCAATACCACGACTACCTTCCATGTAAATCTCAGTAATCATATGACTCACACGGTCCAAGTTAATTTTAAGATCACTAGGGTGATCTAACTCTCCCAACACACCACCATGCTCTCGTATCTGTTCGTTAAGTGTCTTAACAGCTTTGGCAATTTCATGTGCTGGATAAATTCTCTGATTGGCATTTCTGACATCACCTTCAATAAAGATGCCCTTCATGTACAAATTTTTACCACCCTGAGCTTCGTCCACAGACTCCAATGTAACACTGGCGGTAGTGGGATTCATGTATTCATATAGTGGTGTTTTATTCATTTATCTGAATCCTTTTACTCTTAAAGGCAGGGTGGTTTAATACCCTGCCTTTACAGTACGAAGTCATTGCGGAGTTGTTATTTCTTTGTGCGTGGTTTACGTGATTCTAGTACGCTGTCCTTGTTGGTTCCAGCTACTTCTTTAGATACGGGCTTTGGAGCTTGGCTCTTGAATGCAACCTTGCCAGCAGCTTTGGGATCATTTACACCCATGGGCTTGGCGCTGGGAGCAGTACGGCCTTTTTCAGTTCCGCCCTTAACGATGTTAGCAGTAGTACCGCCCATGTCGTTCTTTTTAGCCACAGTGCTGTGCTTGTTAACAGAACCTTCTTCACTAGTTACAGGCTTGGGGGCTTTTTCGGTGTATTCGCGAATAAAGGCTTCTTCAACTTCTTCTTCCTCTTCTTCGCCTTCCTCTTCGTCTTCGTCTTCTTCATCACTCATGTCTTCATCATTTTCTTTGTCCATGAGTTCACGGAATTCTTTCTCAAGTTCTGTAATTGCATCTTCCAGGTCAACTACACGATCTTCGATTGATGCGTCGCCCATGTCGTCGCCCATGTCGTCGCCCATGTCGTCACCTTCGGGTTCCATGTCGTCGCCCATGTCGTCGCCCATGTCGTCACCTTCGGGTTCCATGTCGTGATCCATGTCTTCCATGTCGTCACTTTCGGGTTCCATGTCAGCTTCCATAGCAAGATCAGCGACTTCTTCAGTTTCTACTTCATCAATAAATTCGCCAACTCCTTCTTCCATTCCTTCTTCTTGTTCAAAAGATTCATAGATATTGCGGCTCTTGGCTACAACAATTTCGTGAAAAAGTTTGCGAGCATTGGTTTCATCACTGTTAATGATGTATTCAATTAGCTTTTCAAAATTACGTGACATAGTTTCTCCTTGCAATGATTCGTAATGGTATTTACAACAAACAGAAATAAACTAGTACTTTAAGCAGAAAAAACAGCATTTTCTGATTTAAGCAGTGGCTTTGGGTTTATACTGGCGCTGAATGTCCGCCATTCTTTTTTCTTCTTCGTATTTTCGAACGTCATTCATCATTCTCAAACTGTTGATGTGAGCTAGAGTAAGGCGAGTTTTACGAAGATCACTGAGTGTTGGGATTGAATGATCCTGCTGTGCAGCATTAAACCCTGGTACTGATTTGTCATAAATTTCTGCAAGTAACATAAAATTATTTATACCTCTGGCGTAGCTGCTTCACCACCTGCTGGGGCTTCAGCTGGTGCTGCTTCGGGTGCCGGAGCTTCAGCACCGGGTTCTGGTGACGTCAGTCCGGTGATATCAGATTCAATACCAGCGGGACTGATACCCACATTTCTGAGATTCACATCATCCTCTACTGAGTCTTCGGCTTTGAGATTTTCTTCACGCCATAGCTGGGTATTTTCCAGCATTTCCTCTTCGCTTAGGCCCAGATAACGCTTGAGCAAGAATCTCTTGCTCATGTAGGGCACAGCTTCCAGCTGACTAAAACTGGATATTTTCGCAGCATCCAGCTCTGATTGACGATACTTGGCGAAGTTTTGTGGTTCATTCATTTTCAGTTCAAACATAGTATTGTCTATGTTCAAACCACGCCACTTCATAAATGCCTTGAACTCAGTGTCCAGCGTGGCGCAGAGCAGAGCCTGCAACCTCTTACAATACTGATTGAACCGATGTTCCTGTATCAGTGCTGTGGCTACTTTGCCATCATTGTGTATGGCTGCACTATCTTCAGCACCAGTGGGCAAATAGCTGCTGGGGATGCGCAACCCTCTGAACAGCTTGTTGGTAAAGAACTTCAGATCATCAATTTCGCCCAGGTTTTGTCCGCCTGGTAGTGTTTCCACTTTACTACCACGTCCTTCAGCAGTCTGTGGGAAGAAGTAGTCCTCGTTAATACTCAATGGATTGTAAGTTGAGTCCATGAAGCTCTGTCCGCCGCTTTGTGTGGGAATTCTGCGCTGATGTATTTCATTCTTAACACGTTCCACAAATGCCATGGCCATGTGCGCAGGCATGTTACCCACGTCAATATAAAATACGCGACGTTCTGGGGCTCTCTGCACACGGTAAATCACAATGGAATCTTCCAGCAATTCCTTTTGTTTGTACACTTTAAAGATGTTTTCCAGAACACTCTG